TACAGACCTACGTTAACGTACGTTTCTGACTAGACGGGTAGTTAAGCTACCAACTTGGATCAGCGAAAGGGCCCCCCCTCCAGTTCTTAGCACCAGAAGAGGGACACTGTCACCGGGCTACCACGCCCGGCCCCCTGCCTCTTGCCCTTGCAAGACAAAAGCCAAAGAGCCGTAACGAGGCTTCTTGTAAAGCTTCTCAGAATACTCCTCTGAGAGCCGTACAAGAGCAACGTTCGTGCTCCAAAGCCGATGCTTTGCTTGCGCGCGAGAGAGGGACTTAATCCACTGTTTCCCCTTCTTGGAGTCTCCGAAGAAGGGGAGGTTTGGAATTGAGACACCCGCGAATTCCGCCACAGTAGTGGCCAATTCGAGTAGCGGACCGTAAATGGTTTCCGGGTCTACCGGAGGTTTCATGCCAGGCGCTCTCATTTTCTGATCCAACCGTTCTCTGGCACTATTATAGTCCAGATTCCAGTTGAAAGATCTTGAGAGATCCATTGTCACAGCCTTAGGCAGTGACAAGACATCGACCCAAAGTTGTAACCACTCGCCGAGCGGAACAACATTGAAGTCGGGGCCAGCAACGAAATCTCTTTCGTACATCCGGTCGCTCAGCGGCGGCAGTCGTTTAACCATATCGTCTGCACGGTCCCAAAGCTTGAATAAATCAGCAAGTATAAGTTTATTGGTCTGCCAGACCGACAAACGAATATATTGCCAAAATACCGGGCTAAGGGGCGGTGCAAACGATAATGCCATATCGGCTTCACGATGAGCTAGGATTTGCTCATCAATGATTTCGAGACCGGCATCTATGGTTGAACGGGCGCAGGCGGGTACTCTTGGTAACTGGCCGATCCGGCCGGATATCAAGTTTGCCAAAGGGGTATTCTGTCCAAGTGTCTGCATTGCTGCAAGCGGTAGCTTCAAGGTATTAATAACCTCGTCGCTAGTCGCCTGTAGGTGCATCCACTCAAACAGTTTCTCCCCTGCAACCCTGCGCTGAAACTCTTCGAAAATCTTCTCACGAAGATGTTCTACAAGCCGTCGGCTTAGGTTTCGTGCTAGTACATTATCAACCTTGATGTTCCTAATTTTAGGAATATCCTCTTCTGGAAGAACGTAAGTTATCCAGTCGAGAACGGAAGATATGTTCAATTCCTCTCTCACAGACTTCGTCTGTAGAGGATTGAGCAGACAATAATGTACTAGTCTTGTAACCGACAATGGCCGGCGACCAGACATCTCGGGAGTGAGAACTGTCCACTGTGCTGAAGTGACTGCCCTACGTAGTAAGGCAGAAACCTCTGTCAATGGTTTCCCTAGTCTTCGGAGTATCCTTTTGGCGAATTCTAAACGTTGTGTCCATGTCGAGCATGCTAGCTCTTCACGGAATGACAACGGTGAGACGTCACCAGCAGGGATATACCGTCGGTTTGCAAACTCAAAACAGTTCAGCTTGGACTGTAAAGATTTTGCAAGGCCGATAGTAATCGAGAAATCTGCACATAGCTCTCTGTACGCGGTCGAAACCGTTTCCAGAGTCGCTATGTCGACATCATCTCCTAATACTAGATAATCCTTGTACCACTCCACCCGTGAGGTTGCTTTATGATGAGCAAACTGCACAAGTGAATGGTGCACCAAGGCCATTGACGCCCAGGAAGACAGAGCTCCCATTGGCTGTCCGGTACCGTATCGGACTTTCTGTGGGACCTCTTGATCCTTATCTACCGGAAGGTAGAAGTCGCGGTCAGTGAGTATTGAAGCCCACCGCTCCACTCTCTCTCTAGTTAGACTAGATTCTTCTCCTTCGGCTCGAAGGAGAGGGAATAACACTGCTTTATACAGTGCAAGAGGAATGGAATCGGTTGCAGTTTTAAGGTCGAAACTCCAATGGGGACTTAAGTCCCTTTCGAAGTATGCCTGAACCACTCCATCCTGATCAAAGGTCGCGTCGTTAGACGCGATCCCTTTGAGAAGGGTAAAGAGGAATTCATGCACCGGCTTTAAAGCTACTTGGGTCCAATAATCACATATGGCCACGACTCGAACTTTTCCGGCTGGCTCATCTATTGTGTGTAGTCGACTGAGGATCGGTTGACCGCCTCTTAAAGCTGTTGCTGGCGTAAGTCTCATCGCCATGAGGAGTCCATTGGCTGTTAAGCCTCCGGATTCCGGCACCAACGGACCAAATGGTCTGTCGGTACTTTCAGAATCATGAAAACCCTCACGATAGGCAGACGAAGACGGCGTCTCCGAATGTTCTAAAGTGATGGCTTCCATGACCTGAACCATGAGGTGATCCTTATGCATAGCAAACCACTTGAGAACGTGGTTCTCAGGTGCTTCCGCCCAAGCCTTAGCATCTAAAAGTGCTGAAGCTGAAGACGGACAACTAAAATTGGCGCCAGCCGATCGAATCAGTGTGCCAAAGGCAGACTCATACTCGAATGTAGGCAGCTTGCCCGATTCGAAATGAGTAGCAAGGAGTTTCGGAAAAACTTCTGAAACAAATTGCTGGTATTCGACCCATGTTTGGTTTCCCTCCAATACTGGATGAGGAGCAGTAATTGACGCTGTAGAGAGCTTAGGGTGCTTAGCATCCATAGCTCGATACAAGTTTAGAATCGAAGCAACAACCCGTATTACGGGGAGGTTACCAGATCTAATCATGTCTCTTAAAGCCCTTGGCCAGTACGAAGGAAGACCATTCGTAAGTCGGATTCCCCAGCCGATGGCAACGCTACACTTGATAGGATTGCCAGACATATATGAATAGAGGACGAATAGAGCAGTTTTCAAGTGCTTTATTGCGCCCATCTGTCCATTATGCAAGATGAGGTTCGAGAGATGTCGGGCCACGTGGTGGAGCAATTCGTGGAAACCTCCCGAATTCTTCACTTCCGTGTAGTGTAGGAGCTCACGCCCCCACAACATCACGGTCCGTACGATCGTTTTAGGATCCTCGGAGACCATAGTCGAGCCTGAGACAGCTGCAACGCCTTTCCGGACTTTCGATCGAAAGTCTAGGAAGGTTTTCCAACTAGCTCGGGACGATTTTGACCACTTCGACTCAAATCCCACCGGAAGGGGGGAATTTTGAGAAGAAGTCTTGTCCGAAGGGACAAGTCCAACAGGATCTGGAAACTGTACGGACGGAGTGGCTATGACCATCAGTGTCAAATCGTTAGAAACGCAGGTTCTACCTAGTGATAGGTAGTCTGCCTGGTTCAAGTAAAGTAGACTTGTGGGACTAAAAGGATCCACGACCACGTATGGTCGAGTTTCCCATAGATCACGGTCTACTAGAACTAGCCAGTGCGCAACTGCTCTTAGAGCAGGGCGAATCGCTAAGATTTGCTCCCGCGTCATCTCGGTTCCACTGATAAGGAACTTATCCTGTTGAAGGACAAAAGATGATGAAAAGGAACGAGTTAGTATGAGCATAATTGAAAGTATTTCAGTTTGTTCAGAAGGCTCGCTACCTGCCTTTCCCGATTCGTAAGATTCCGAGTCGGGTGGCCAGGCCGTGAATGTCTCGAGTAGACTATCGCGGTTTGCGTCAACCACAATCGAGTTGTTAATTCGAATGTAACCGACTCCTCCTACGATACCTCATCTGCTGATGTCTTAACCGCGTTGATCCTCGAAAAGGGTTTCGCTTTGGATCGACTAGACCTTTCCCGCGACGTAGAAGTAAAATTCTACCCGCTCGGAAGTCCTATTTGATCGCCTCATCACCCCAGCCGGTGCACTCTTTAGGTAATTTCAGGTACATTATCCCTGATTTATCCATTGAGCACACACCTGTAGGTGTGATTTGGAACAAAACGATACGTACCTTCCGGTACGTAGCCTTTCTCGGACTAGCAAGCGAATATAGTCTTACATCCAGGGGCCGGGTCCTTGAGTACATGCCCGTCGGGTGAGTACTTGTGACCAGTTCCGGAGCTAGCTTTTAACGCGTCTGACCTCCCTCAAGGGGAGGACGGACCATTACTGGCTAGTTGTAAAGCTATTAGACATAGACATCAACAAACAGAATTCGTCCATTGTGATCCGAAGGCAATGGAGAACCATACCAGAGGACAGCACCGCCCACGTGCGGTTAAACACGTGAAACGATGGTAGGCTGGGTTAATGCCGTTCCCCTCGCAAGAGGGGCC